TTGGTCAGTTACTAACACATCGTTAGGTTGGGTGCCGAACGCAATGCATATAACCTCAGTAGTAGGGTCGTTGGCATATACATCCAATCCCCTATCTTTGAGGTCAATTGCTGATCTGGTTTCAAAGTCAATACTATAGATCATTGGTCTTTGTTTATCGCCTTTGCCTGCTTCACTTGCCATTTTGATTCTCCATTCTTGTTATTTTCTTTTTAAGCCAAAGATAATCTCCCATGGCATCACCCTTACCCTTGTCATACCAATCTAAAGCTTGTTTACTAAATAGTTTTCTAATAATCCAAGGTAAGCTTGCATGAAATTGCATCATACTTAACTGAAGCTTTCCCTCTATTAAATTCATTTTTTGTTTTTTAGTCAATTTCATTTCTTCATCTCCAATCCCTCAATTCTATGAGTGAGGATTGAACCTAGATCCTTACCTTTAATAGCTACCATCTGTGCTTCTTCACAATCATAAACAAGTTGTGCTGCATCTTTAATGGCTTTATTGTAGCCACTTATATATGCATCATTACCTTCTATAATCATAGTGATTGCATTACGCACCATTTCTGAGGCCTTTCTACGTTTTGCTACCTCAGTGAGCTTTGAATGCAGTTCAGGTGGTAAATATACAGAGTAAGGTACCTTCTTTATTTTTGCATCCATTGTTTAAATTCCCTATTTATCTTATCTAAAAGTTGTTGTGCTTCTATGTTATCAGGAAGTTCAGCTCTTGACTTTACGCCTAAATAATTGTGCATCCATTCAATTGCAGCTTTTTCATCTTTCCTTATAATTTGACTATCTGCATATAAGAAATCCCAAAACTGAGAAGCAGAACATAATATACCTGCTAACTTAACATAAAGCTTACCGGTGTATTCAGCCTGTTTATCAATATGTTCACTATCAGTTCTGGTTAATTCACAATCATAAACTGCACCCACAAAATCACGGATCAATTCCATGGGGATATCGTCTGGATGCACACGAAACGTAACAGCAAATCCATCTTTATCTTTTTTTAACGCAATTTGTCTTGCTTCAAATTTGAGTGTTTTCACGCTTGTTCTCCAAATACTGAACAACGCCACTTAGTCTTATGATTTGATAATGTAAGTTAGCATTGTCAGCTTTTAAGGCATCATTCTCTTTACGCCATTGAACGCAGAATTGGTAGAGATCGTGGACCTGCGCTTGCAGGTCCTTGATCAATACTTCTTGTTCTGAGATTGGCTCTATAGCTTTTTTAGCTTTAGCCATGATTACTCCCAAGGGTTCTTAGCTGGTGCTTGACCTGCTGGTTTTTCATAAGGCTCAGATGCTGAGAGTGATAGAAACTTCAAGCCGTTTTGAGACTCTTTTCTCCAACCCGCAATAGCAATCTTGATAGGGCCATCATTGTGTTTCTTTAATTGATCAATAAGTAAGTTACGATCAATATCAATTGAGCCTCTCATATCAGGATGATTCTCTGCCTTTTTTGTTTCGTTAGTAAATAAGACGCCTGTGTTAGGACGTACTTCATATGCTTGTGCCATCTTGTTTTTCCTTTTCTAGTTTAGTTTTAACTTCTGTGAATCTTTCCATCATGACTTTAAAGAATTCAGGATCTGTTATCTTAACTGTATCAAACAAAACCTTATTCTTTCTAAAGATCATGAGGACGTCTTCGGGTTTATTGCACATATCTAAAAACATAAATGTGCTATCTTTAATTAAGCTCAACCACTCAGCAAGATTTCCACCTAATGGATCTGCTGGAGCATTGATTTGCCACTCACCTTTAAGACCTACAATACGTGGACTTTCAACTGTAGGTTCAGCTTTTTTTGAGTCATCCTTACCGGCTACTGCATCAAGAGCATCGTGTTCAACAATCTCCATAGCAGCTACCCATAAGTATCTTCTCAAATAAGTCTGAACTGCACCTAAGTTTTGTATTGCATGACAACCTTTTAACTCTGCCGAAGACATAGGTGAAGTGAAGATTACATGATTTACTTGGTCGTTTTTAGGATCTGTATCCACAATTGTTAATGTGGCTATTTCAGTTCCAAAAGAGACGGTACCGCATAAACCTACCTTGCTGAATATCTTTTGAATTTCAGGTAAAAAATCCCCTAATTCAAAGTATTCAAATCCTGCAAACTTATTCTTACCAGACTTTTTGAGACTAGTATTTTGCAGCAGGATTCTTGCTTCCTGTAATTTCTTGTATACGCTCATTTGTTTTAACCTCTATTAATTTATCTAAATAATGCTTGGCCTTACGTAAATCTTCCAAGCCCCCCTTCTTTGGATACCTTGATACATACTTCACTATATTGCCTTCAAGATAACCCAATCCATTACTGATGATAAAATCCCAAGGTTGTATTGCTGTGTCCTTGTAATGATTACCACCAATTTGAATATCATTGACATCATCATCTGGAATATCATCTGTCTCATATCTTGAAAAGCCATTATCAAACTTTCCAATCTGATTCCAATCAAATCTATCACTCATGGTTGTTTCTCCAAATAATCTTTATATTGTTTGCACCATTGATTAACTAAACAGTAATCTTGGCAACGTGTTCTACTTCCCTGTCTAAGCTGTATTTCATATCCAGCTCCCGCTTGTTTCTTAGCTTCTTCTGCTTCTTCAGATGATTCATGTAAAGACTTAGCACGAACTCCACCTTGTTTGATTAATGCCCATACGGGTGGCTTCTCCCACATCTCAGCGGGTGTACAATCAGGTAAGTCGGCTCCTGTCTCTTCAGCAAACTCAGCAGCACTATGTTTAGCAATACGTCCTTTAATAAAGTTTTCTTGCTCTTCATATGTCCATAGCGGAATATCTACTAAAGCTACTTGTTTTTGTGGGTATTCAGGTTTGCGTTTAGCTTCTGATTTACTCCAATCCTTTAAGATGCCTACGATCTGTAATGATTTGATCTCAACCTTTTTATTCTTAGCAATTAACCAAGCATAGATATTAAGTTGTTGTTCCCATTCCGGCTTATCATTTAAAACAGCCCATACAGATGTTGTCTTGTAATCTTTAATATGGATACCGCCATCATCATCTATGACTTGTAAGTCCACAGCACCGGATACAGTCCATCCATCTACTTCAGCAAAGAAACGTTGTTCAACGAGATTCTTTTCATCAGCACCTTTTTCTAGGATGTAGTGTGAGATACTTCCGTACATCTGATGGATCATATCAGCCACATCTTGTTCTAAGAATTCATCATACTTCTTCATCATAAGATTAATCTTAGGACTATTGAGTAGACCTGTAGCTGAGATATGTGCCTTACCTTTTGAATAGGTAGGCGTCATAGCTATATTGACGAATGGTTGTGGAAAGTTAAAGTTGTTTGTTATTTTCATTATGCTTCACAGTTTCCACCAACACACATAGCATTATTTAATACAACCTCTTCTATTTCATCAAAGGCTTTATCTTTTGCTATCGTATCGGCTGCTTTACATACATCATCAAGTAAATGATATTCTGTTTCCATGCAACGCATCTTAATTACCATGCCACGATCACGACCATGATCTGCTAATACAGATGTAACCCAATCACTAGGATCTATACCCCAGGATTGAATCTCTGCATATTTTTTATCATCTATTGATATTTCTGCTAACTCTAAAAATATTTTCATTTTGTCACCCATAGTAAAATTGATAGGACTATTACAAGGCAGATGCACATACCTACAATGAGTCTGTTTTCTGATCTTTCTTGTTTGAGTAAAGCGGACTGAAGTAAATACATATCATGATCAATAGATCTATCAATATCTACTTTGCCATTGGAATTGTTACGATAAATTTGTTTCATTGTTATCCCCTCTTAAATAAAATGAAATGTCATTCTGCTCTCAATAAAATAATATGTCAATAGGTTGTACCCATATTAATTCATGTGTTAATAAAATAAGTTTAACATAATAATTTTATGTGTGTTAAAATGAGATATTGATAATATACTTTATATATATATGTATGGCCTGGACTAAAATAGAAACTCAATTTTTACTTAAACATTACGCAGATCAAGGTCTCCAATGGTGTTGTAATGAATTATCTAAATCAGAAGGATCTGTTAGAAACAAAGCATGGAGACTTGGATTAAGGCAAAATCATGATTCAAATTTCTTTAAAGATTGGCAATCTCGTGCTGCTAAATCAAAAGTTGGTAAAAAAAGACCACAACAAGCGTTAGTAATAAAACGACTTTATGTTGAAGGAAAACTTAATTTTACTGCATCAAGACGTAAAGAGTCATCAAAAAGGCAAAAAGAATGGATAGCTAAAAATGGTCATCCAAAAGGTGCTTTAGGAATGAAGCATAGCCAAGAAACAAAAAATAAATTAAGTGCTAAGTCTATTGCTAGGTGGCAATTTAAAACAGAAGATCAAAAATCAGAACAGGTTATGAAGATGTTAAAAACTAAAATCCGTAATGGTACATATGTAATGCCAAGAAATAACTCATCTTGGAAAGCCGGCTGGAGAACTATTGGAGGAATTAAAAAATATTACCGTTCTAGATGGGAAGCTAATTACGCAAGATATCTTGAATGGTTAAAACAAAAGGGAGAAATAGCAGATTGGAAGCATGAACCTACTACTTTTTGGTTTGAAAATATAAAAAGAGGAGTAAGAAGTTATCTCCCTGACTTTTTAGTTACAGAGAATAATGGAAAACAGGTCTATCATGAAGTTAAAGGATGGATGGATCCAAAGAGCAAAACCAAGCTTAAACGAATGGCAAAATATTATCCTGATATCCCCATATTACTTATTGATAAAAGTGCGTATACGGCTCTAAAAAAAGTATTGGCAGGGTTAATTTCAGACTGGGAATAACTTTGCGTTAGAACACGCTGGTGTATATGAGAATGATTCTCAATTAGACGAACTACATATTATAAGACAGTAATTAAGACCGGGTGGAGCTTGCAAGGTTGTTATAACCCAGCTAGTTCCTTCCTCATCTTAGGCACTGTCTTAAGGATTTGATTCTCAATTTTTTGGTATTCAGTAATAAGATCACGTTTTTTCTGTGCGTTAACTGATGTAGCTGGTACGTCAGACATACGTTGAATTTCTCTAGTAATCTCTTGTAGTCTTGGAGCCACTTGAGTTGTATATTCATGGGCTGCAATGAGGCCTTTATTTTCTTGAATATATTTTTTGGCATCTTCACCATGCTGACGTTGAGCTAACTTCATAAACGTATCATACTTAGCATCTGTTCTTTCTTTTAAGTCATAGAATAAAGCTTCTGGTCCATGACCTACGGGTTGAAGAGCAAATGATCCAACAAACGGATTTTGTGCCCATGTCTTAGCGGGTTTATTTGCAGTAAACATATCAGATAACCACATCATAGATGTACCTGCTGTACCTAATATACCTTTCATCAAATGATCCATTTGAATTGGATTTAAAGCACCAGCTGATAAATGACTCATAGTCTTACCAAGTTCAGATGTTGTATTGGTATATTGCATAAATGGATCTAGCTTAGCTAAACTTTGTGGTACTACGTTACCGCCTGTAAATGTATCGTGGTTAAATGCAATCTCAATGCCTGGTCTTAATGCAGTAGGAATCATATTAGGACCAGCACCAGCTTCCATGAATCCTCTAAAAAGAATTTGTCTTAAGTGCGTAGCATCCATTGGTGTTTGGGTAGCTTGGCTAGTAATATAATTATAAGTATTCTCAATGACTGACTTATATAAGAATGAATAAGATGTTGAGCAAGGTATCTTAAACTTACCAAATACAAAGTTGCGGTTCTTAGTTTCATCATCTAGCTCATGATAGTCAGGATCATTACCTTTAAGCATACAATAAGCTAATGTTGCAGAAGCAAATCCACCTGTAGCCATCCAGAAACGTCTTCTTGCTTCTGATCTTGACATGCCTTTGATACCACCACCGGCCATACCTTGTAGTAATACATCCATCTGTTGACCAAATGCATTCATGAAAGATACGGTTCTTACTTCAAATTGAGCAGCCTTACTATTACCACGCTTCATAAAGTCAATGATAGCGTTAGCATTGTATAAGGCTTGAGTATGGCTTCCTGTTTGTTTTAAAGTCTCTTCATAGATCACTCTACGTTGAGCATAGTCTGATGCGTCACCAATATGATCTAGATAAGATAGAATGCGGGATGTAAACTTATGTTGTTGTACACCCATCTGTAGGTTAAATTCTTTTTCAGCAGTTCTACCCGCTAGTTTAAATCCACCAATACCATGAGACTTAAGAATATTTACAATCTCATCATCAGTTCTTAATGCTTTAGCAAAGCTGCCAAATATTTTTGCGTATACTTTGAAAGGGTTTTTAAGCCCTGTCACAGCGGCTGCCGTTGGAGCATCTTTAAATACTTGGTAAATTTGGAAGAATGGATTAGCTGTAATAGATCTACGGAACAATTGTTGTACAGCTCCAAGGCCTTTCATCATAGGCACATCAATTTGATGCACACCTAACATAGATTCAGCTACTAAAGGATCTTTAACTTCAATGATGACACGTCTACCATCTACTACAATGTTAGTACGTACTGCACCATCTTTAGTCACTTCTTCTCTAGGGAATAATTTAAGTTTACCGTTAGCATCACGAGTGCCATAATCTTTAACTACTTCATTAGCAGCATAGTTACGAATAGAGTTGGTTCCCATAGTATTAATATGAGATTCCATGTTACTGATGATGTTGCCTACATCTTTATCTGTAAATCCTTTTTTAAACTTCTTCTCAGTTTTAGCACCGGATAATGAAGTTCCACCTGGAGCTGTGTAATGGATAGGTTCTGTTTCATCATCTACACGTTGCCATGGTACATAGTCTTTAATAGACTTAAGTTGGTGGTATCTGCCTTCATTAAGCAATCCGGCATGATACATATTGTCCAACATATTTTGATTGACAGCAGTAAAGTTATCCATAATTTCACGTAGTTCAGGATTAGCATTCTCTTCATGAATAGCTGTATCAATGTGATCATCATTAATTAAAGGTACCTCAGCTACTTCTTTACCGCCTCTGGTAAGTACTTTTTGGACGTGTCTTTCACCTTTAGAATCAAGCACACAAAATTCTTTAGGAATACTTGTATATGCTTTAATGATAGATTCAAAATCTTTTTCAGCATCAGCTCTGGCATTATCATAAAGCTTCATTAATCGTTTAGCTAATGTATCTGGGTTTTGTTTCATCCTTGCATAATTTTCAGGCGTTAGTACATCTAACTCATGAAGTTTAGCTGCTAAGGCATCTGGATTATTTTTAGCTAATGACTCTGCGTCTTGGATACCTTCTTTAAGTTCTAGCAAACGTCCATGTCTTATTTCAAATTCATTTTGAATAGAACGTGCACGTAATGCATTACCATAGGTATTGATTAGAGTAGCACCTGTATCTTTACCTAGCTTTTTATAAAGAGCAGCTTCTGCTTTATATACATTAGCCATAGAGTGTGCGCTTTCTACGGCTTGATAGTTTTTGGTAAGTTTATTAAATATGAGCTTACCTTTAAGCATCACTTGAGCCATGATGTGGTTAGAGTGAATAGCATCAGTCACAGCTACGGTTGAGATAGCTTCTCCGTTAGCTTTAGTTACACTTCTACCATATCTACGTGCATCAGCCTCTTGTAAGCCGGCTGAATAATCCATGAGTGCAATTCTAATTTTAGTACCAAGCTTACTACCTGCCTTACCAACCTTTTGAAGATTTTGTTTAAAGCTTCCACCTTTGAATGCTTCAAAGCCTTCTTTCATAGCATTTGCAGTATCTTGGTAACGCTCTCCAATAGTTTGACTTCCATGAGGTGTAGTCTTTGGAGCACCCATAGCTTCAAGTTTTTCTTTAACTCTTTGTGCTTCAGCTGGATTTTCTGGGCGTTGTGATCTCATTACTTCTGGAGCAACTTTATCTGTATAAATGACTGAACCATATGCTGTGTTATCTAAGTCTGGTAAATTTCTAACATCAACACCTTCATAACCTAATTTTTTCATTAGTTCAGTAGCTGCTGTTGGTTCATATTTACTTGTATGAGCAACCTCTTCATATTTAGATGCAGCTTTATTAACTTCATCTTTAATAATATTTTTTATAGTAAGATATTTATTTAATCCAAGACTATCTGAAACCTTTGTTGCTGCATCTTGTATTAATTTATCTAATGTATGAATTTCTCCCCAATGTCCTTTCCATTCTGTAACGCCTGCAGTTACAGCGTCTACAGCTTCATTGACATCTTTTAATCCGTCATGAAGTTTAAATGCATCTTCTCTAGTTGCAGGTTTGGCTAGATTATATTTAGAAAAATCTATGGCATGAACTGGTCTGTCTGCTCTAAATGATCCTAATTTTTCTGGATGACCTACAAAATAAACACCTGTACCAAAGTGTCCTGTACTTCTACCTGACATTTTTCCAAGCACAGTATCAAACCCATATCCTAAATCACCAGCATGGTAACCAACATCTTTAGTAGATCTTAGCGGCTCACCTTTGTTATTGAATTGTGGTAAGTCTTTGTCCATAGCTGTGCGTAATGAATGCATTACAAGGTCTTGAATTTCAGCACCGGTTACATCTTTAATGAAACCTTTTTTGATTAAGAAAGTTTTAACAGCTTGAACAATACGTTTAATGAGTCCATGATTAGGTGCTTTCTCACCTAACTTAGCAATCACTTCAGATAAGAATTCATCTTTGTTAGTTTTGTATAGATCTCGGTAGTAAGGCGTATTGAATGTTTCATCATAGGCAGCTTTGACTAACATATCTTTAGTCTTAAGATTTTCTACTGTGTTTAGAATTTGTTTATAAACATCTTCACCTAACATACCACGTAGGCCATAATGCTCACCAACTTCGTGTAAGATAACTTCACGGACTTCCCCGGCATGAATACGGTTAGCTACAACAATAGCTTTTCTTTTGCCATTTTCTACAACACTTAATGCTCTAGTATTATCATCAAAATGTTTACGGATATGTTCAGGCACTTCTTCAAGTGTATTGTAAACCTCTACAAGACCACGTTTAAATAAACCTCTAACGCTTGGACCAAACTCTCTTAAGATGCGGTCATAGAAATGTTCTTTATTGACTCCACCTTCAATAGCACCTTTAGAGAAATAAACTTTACCTTGTTCTTCTGCGGCAGCTTCAGCTAATCTTTTATTAGCCTCTTCTTCAGTTGCTGGAATTTCTTCTGCAGTTTCTTTTGGAGCTTCTTCCATAGCTCTCTTTTGTTCTTCACGAGCAAGATAGGCTTCTAATTCTGCATTACCTTGTGCTTCTAATGGCACAGCTTTTTTGCCGTGTATTTCATCTTGAATAAGATCTCTTAGGGCTTGTACGCCACCATCAATTTCATTCTTTACATCGGCACTTAAATAACCTTTATCAACGGCAACATCAACTGCATCATCTAAGCCTTTACCTTCTTTAGTAAATAGCCCTACAGTAGCTCCAGATTTATTAACAGTTTTTTCACCGGTTAAATCTTCAAGATGCTCTGTATTAATACCACCGCTTTCTTTTAATGCGGCTTGAATACCTTTGGTGGGAACAGCTTTAGGTGCTTTAGGTATTTCTTGAGCAGCCTCTTTCTCGGCAAGGTTTTGTTCTAATGCTTTCTTGGATTCTTTACCAAGAGTCTCAACATCTTTTTTAGTGATTAAAGTGGTATCTGTAGGCTCATTTAATTTCACACCTTCTTCAGTCACAATATCAGTAGGCTTGATAGTTGTTTCTGCTTTAGGAACATTAATTGCAGCTTCTTGTTGAGCTTGTAAATCTTCAGCTGCTTTTTTAGCTTCATCAACTTTAGGTACTGCAGCTTGAATTTCTTCTGGAGTAGGTTCTGGATTTTTACCTTCAGCGGCTCTATTGATTTCAGTTTCTATTTTTTGTTCTGGAGTTTTTGCTGTAGGAAATTCTGTCTCATCAAAATGAGTTGCATCTAATGCTCCTGGAATAGGAGCCGGAGTTTCTGTTATAGGTGTTTCTGTTGGTGGAACTTTTGTTTCTTTAGTGACTTCTGGTTCAGCTTCAGGTCTACGTAAAGCTTCTACACTAGCCCTCATAGATTCTGTCATTGGAATTTGACCTAGCTTTGTAATGCTACGTCCAAGTGCTGTTTCTTTTTGACCTGTAGCTCCTACACCAGCTGCAATAGCCACTTTAGTTGGATCTATTTTACCTTCATTAATATATTCTTGTCCGGCTTCCATACCTGCCATAATGCCGGAATTGATAGTTGCGTTAGCAATAGCCGCAGTCTTTTGTGCTTTAACAAGTTCAGCTGCTTTTTCTGTAAGTCCTTCAGTGCCTTTAAGTAATGCACCGCTTGGTCTGAATGCTAAAATAGATGGAGCAAGTTCACTTGCAAATGCAACATTAGGATGAGCTTTTTCTTCTGCCTCACGTGTGGCTTCATCTTGACCTAATGTTTCAGCTATCTTTGGATTTGCTTTTAGGAATTTTTCTTGTGCTGCAGATACAATAGTACTTGCACCAAGACCACCAACAAGACCACCTATAATACCGCCTCCTAAAGTACCAAGACCAGGAAGTAAGGCAGTACCTACAGCAGCTCCATATTCACCACCGGCTAATGCGCCAGCTAAAGGTAATACGCCTCTTTCAGCTCCATGAATAGCAGTACTAGTGGCAGATACATCAGAAGGTGTAGGAGATTTAATACCCGGCATAATGTCATTGGTTATTGCATTGGCAATATCCTCATGAGACATCGTGTCAGGGAAGTTAACAACCCCAACATTAGGTATATTTACTGATGGCATAAATTATTTAGCTGCTACTAATTTTTTAGTCGTTGGATCATAAGTAAATTGACCAGTAGTTGGAGCTTGTGGAGTGAGTGCAGACATATCATACCCAGCTAATTGTAGCTGTGATTGAGGCGTGATAGCCAATACTCTACGTAATGCTTCAGCTTGTAATTGATCTTGACCTTCTTGCGTTGAAAGTAGATCTGGTCTTTCTTTACTTAGCTTACCATATAAATTACTTACTTGTGTTTGAATATTTTGTGTAATCTTTTGACCTAAAGCTTCTTTACGCATAGCATCCATATTAGCTTGATTAGATTTAATACCAGCTAAACTTACATCTTTAGCAGCTAATGTACCTTGAACGCCCATAGCTTTACCAAAGATATCAGATTGACGTGCTTCATCTGCTTTTTGTGCTTCAATAGCTTCTTTACGCATTTCTTTTTCAGCTTCAGAAATGCCTTGACCTTGCTTCATGTATGAGCTTACTACACCTTCACCGAGTTGACCTAAGCCTACGGCTGCATAAGGTGATGTATTTTGAAGGCCTCTAAATCCACCAGCAAGTAAAGCTAAACCTAATTGTCTATCTTTATCTGCTTTGATAGCTGCGGCTTCTTGTGCTTGTGATTCTTTGATAGCTTGTGTAGCTGTATTTTTACCAGATAAATAGTCTGATAAACCTTGTGTCATAATCTTGCTAGTCACTTCTCTTAACTTGTCATCATAAGCTAAATCAGATGCACGAGCTGGAGATTTAGATTTAGGAGCAGCTTTTTCTGTTGGTTGATTTTCAGCATTCACATCATAGCCGGGTGGAGGAGTTAACACATCACCACCGTTATTTGTATCACCACCACCTAAGAAAGCAATAATGCCACCGCCTGCCATTTGTGTCATAGCGGGTGGAGTTGCAATCTGATCAACACCTACACGAGGAAGCATTGATTGGTCTACTGTAGGCGTAGGTAATGGTTGAGCTAATACTTGTTTAGCCATAGGATTAGCTTGCATACGGTTATCTGTTTGTTGTAAACCAGCACCATAGAGTTTAGCCATAGGTGATGCAGTAGGGCTTTGTTGTACTTCTTGAAGTTGTTCTTTACTGTACATCTTCATTGGAATGCCACCAGCCGCCTTAATGACTCCACCTTTCTTAGATGACTTGAGCAATTGAGCAGCACCTAATCCGGCAACACCTAAACTACCTAATGTAGAAGCAGTGCTTGGAGCAGCTTGGTACATAGATGTTGTAGATTGTTGCATTGGTAAACCACGTAACATAGAGTTAAGCACACCCAATTGCATGTATGGATATTGTTGTGCTGTAGCATAGTTTTGAATAGCTTGGTTGATAATGTTTTGTTGTTGTGTTTGTTGTTGAGCGCCTTGCTGAGCTTGAGCACCTAAGATACCTTGTTGAGCTGCAAGTTGTGCACCACCTAAAGAACCTAATTGATTTGCACCAGCCAATTGACCTTGTAATGCAGCCAATTGAGCTTGTTGACCTTGAAGGCCTAAGTTAGCACCAAACTGTTGAGCTTGTTGTGCATTTTGGAATGCAGTGTTGTAACCTTGTGAGATCAATTGGTTTTTAGCAAGATCAGCATTTTGTTGGTTAAGAGCATTCATAAGTGCTTCACGTGATCCACCAAATGCTCCAGCCTGAGTTGCACCGCTTTGTTCTTGTTGGCCTGAAATGCCATATTGTTGGTTAGCTAATTGGAGTTGTGGAGCTAATGAAGCTGCAACATACGGGTTCATGTATGCTTGTGTAGCATACGGACTTGTAGCTTGAGCTGCATAGTTAGCACCAGCCATGCCCATTTGTGGTGCAAGACCTGCCATTTGACGTGTAGCGCCCATAGTTTGGCCTGTAGCCGCACCATATTGACCAGGTACTTGTAAGTTAGCAGCAGATGATTGTGCTTGTTGTTGTAATGGTGAGAATCCTGCTACGTAGTTTCTAGGATCATTACTGTATGGTGTATAAGGATTAAAGCCTGTGCCAGATGGATTATATACTTGTGCTTGAGCAGCATTAAGCATATTCATAACATATGGCTGTGCATAGTCAGGAATATTGGTATTCATCACCGTAGTTTGTGTAGGCGCTGATGGTGGTGGAGGTGATCCGCCCCATACAATGAATCCCATTCTAGTCATGAAACCACTGATAAGCCAATAAAGCTTATCTTTAATTGAGTTTCCGTATCCTATGTCTATTCCAAATAACTTCATGATTTATCCTTGAATTGTCTTTGCATATATTTTATCTGTCCAACTATAACCTAAATACTCCAATAGTCTTGAGTTGTCCAAATGAACTTTGGTATGAATTAATATACGATTCACACCTATTTTTTTTAACGCTTCTTCTGCGTATTGAAACATCTTAATACCAACACGGCCTTTTCTATATTCAGCCTTTAAGTAATACACATCTTCATAAGCCATCTTACAAGATTTGTAATGAGGATTAGGCTGTATAAAGAAAGCCATATAACCTATTAACTCACCATCATTTCTAACTGTAATGGTTCTAAGCAATCCTGCTTGAGCCATTCTGTCATAAGCATCCCAATCAGGATCAAATGGGAACTCTTTATTAACACATAGCTCTTCATAATGAATAGGAAGAACTCTCATGAATTCTTCTTTAAATGCTGTACCGTCAACGTCCTCGTAAACTATCATGCGTTAGGAGGAGGCGTTTGTCCTGACATCATATTAAGCTGACTTAAAGCATCAGGACCAGTTGTATTAGGTGCAGGTGCTACATTACTTGTTTGACCAGCGGTTGTATTGTTTGGATTCCAACCACCAAAGCCATTACCATATTGATTAAAACCACCATAAGTATTTCCGTATGGACTCCATTGACTATAACTACCGCCATATGGATTAACTTGATTCATATTAAACATAGGTTGTTGTTGATTACCATATGGGATATTGACTGGATTATTAGATCCTTGTGGAGCGTATGGGTTAGTTTGGTAATTTTGAAATGCACCTGAATTAACAAGCTGTGAAAGAATACCAGCTATGCCACTTGATGTGCCTGTATTTGCACCAAGCGTTCCATAATTTGGTTGGTAAACATTTGGTGTTGCTGTTGTTGGATTTGTAATATTAATGCTTGATGGTGATGTAGCATTTAAATTAGGATTAGCCGTATTTGGATTGGTACCAAATGGATAAACTGTTTGCGTAACTGGAAATTGCATTGCTTGTGATCCCATAATTTTTTCCTTATACTGGTAATTCTTTGTAAGCTTTAGTATCTGCTGCTATGTCTTTAGCTTTAGCACGTTTAGCTTTGATACGATCCATCATAGCATATAAACGTTTAGCGCCAGCATCTGTTGAGCCGTTACCAAGTTCTGAAACAATCCTAGCTGGGATTACAAATTCACCTTCTGCTAAACGAGCTGGTTGTTTTTGACCAATCGTTGCAGGGATAGAATCTGATACACCATCACCAGGGCCTTTTAAAAGTCTTCCTCCATCTGAATAACCACCTAAATGTCCATTCATTAAACCACCTTCTTTAGCTGAAGTTGGCGTAGGAGATTGTGCAATAGATTGTGCGGCCTGTGCATCTGCAGCTTCCATAGCTGTTTGTGTTGGAATAGCACCAAGACCTTGAGGTGTTTGAGCCATTAAAGCAACTTGTTTTTTAGGTAGATGAGATGTAGCCATTTTCCATAATGCAGCTGATCTTTCTAATGGTGTTGCTGTATCCATGCCAGTTTCAGGATCATGATATATACCTGGACCAGACGTAGGTAAGTCAACAGGTTTACGTCTTAAACCAGCAATACCTTCTTGCATTTCTTGATAACCTTCTAATTCTTTAGCTAAATCACCACCCGCCATTTTATGTACGTGTTGTAATCCCCCACCGGCAGATGCCGCTACATAAGGATTATACGGATTAACAATATAATTAGCATATTGAGCTGCATAAGCAGGGCTAGGTTGTGCGGGAATATTAGCCTGGAAATTAGGTGAATTATATTTTAATTGATTACCTGCGGGTACATTAGATAAATTAGAAGCAACAGGAGCGCCACTTGTAGATGATGGAGTCATAACACCTTTTAATGCTTGCAAGGCAACAGGTCCTAAAGCAGATAAAGCGTGCATACCTACACCAGGTTGACTTAAAAAGTTAATAGGATGTTGCAATGCATTTTGTAGTCCTTGACTTAAACTAGGTTGCATTGGTACAGCAGATTGAGATAAAGGATTTAATTGATCTGCAGGAACTTGTGGAATCGTTTGAGATGGTGGCATAAATGCATCTGCAGGGTTAGCCGGCATCTCTGGAATATTTGGTAACACAGTATCAGGTGATACGGTAGGCACTTGTGGGATAGATGTAGTAGGAACATTAGGTGCTGATGGAGGAGTTAAGTCTGTTGGTGTAGGTGGATTTTCAATTGGAGCTTCTCCAAAATTAGAAAGATCAGTTCCAAATTTTGCACCACTCCAAGCACCAAAACCAGCCATAACACCATTCATTAATGAACCTGTCATAGCATAGTCAGCTAAACCAATAGCTGGAGCTAATAATTCAGTAGGTATGCCAAATGCTGCACCAGCAAGACCAGCTGCCATAGGTAAAATGGCACTTAAGAATCCAGCTTCTGGAAGTCCTGTTTTTGGATTAACTGTGAGTGAACCACCACGTGATTCAGCTAGTTTTTGGAGAGCCTGTAACTCACCTGTAGTCATATGGACTAAGTGAGTATCGTTTCCACGACCTTGAGATGCTAGATGTTGTGCTGCTAAGGAAAGACTCATAGATTCACCATTATAATGATATTGTTATTTTACAGGGTTTTAAACAGTTGTGCCACTAGAATTCACCCAATTTGTGCCGTTATACCAGATTGGGATACCTAAAGTGGTATCAAAGTATGTTTGTCCGATAGAAAGACCTTTATTAGGCCTATTTGCAGTCGTTCCAGATGCTGGAACTACCACTGCACGAGTAAAGCTATCTATTGTATTAAAGTAAAGACGTAATGCGTTAGAGAACTTATCTTGTGTTAATGCACTGTATTCTGGTGGTGCTAACGGTAAGTTAGGTGCAATAGTCGGAATTAGTTTATTATCAAAAGCCATTATCTTCTACCATCTGGTTTAACATCAATACGAGGTACACCAAGTTGCCATGCTACACCTAATCCTGTGGATGTAATATTAAATGCCATTTGACGAGCACGTATACGTGTGTAAACTTCACCACTAAATTGTTGAATTGGATATTCTGCAACTGATGTATAGTTGTTTGCACTTATTACAGAATCAACATCTGAAGTAACTACGGTAGCACCTGAATTTTGACGGCCATATAAGGTCATGGTGACAGATGGATTATTGACTGTAGATCCGTTAAAGTTTACATCAGGTAACATACGCCATACGAAACCTAAGTGATCTCCAGCATCAATACCAAAGTCAGAAGACTGTATGTAAGATGTAATTGGTTGTGGGCTTGATGTTGAAACATCATCTGTACCCACTTCATGGTATAAAAGTCTATTATTATAATCTGCTGCCACTGGGTATGGGTTAATACCATATTGTAACCATGCAGTACGAGCCATTGTTCCATATGTCCAAACCTTATCTAAATAGTTATAAATGACATATTTGTCAATTTGATTACCACCACTAGAGTTACTTACATAAAACCACCAAACCTCGTTATAGCCTTCATTAGATCCAGAGAATACTTGGAATGATTGGTTAGTATTGATGTCATCAAATACATATTGACGTAATGAACATGGTAATGTGGAAACAGTACCGTTATACATATAGAATTTATCTTTACCCATCCAATAAGTTACGTTATTAACTGTGACTGCTGAATTAGGTGACATGATAGAAATATTATCCATCAATACTTGGAATGACCAAACATAAGGGAATCCAATATACTGCATAGAGTAAAGACAAGAATCAGTCCAAATCAATATTTCTTGACGTGTAGTTTGAGATTGCATAATGTAAGAACCATTCGTCAATTGGAACTCACCAGATTGATTTGTGGTGCTTGGTACCCAAGTAAATTGGTTAGCTTGATCTGACCAACGTACAAGCATGGGATTGAATGCTGTGTTTGGGTTTGATGGGTTATAAGAATTAGCACCCATAGCAATTAAGAATTGTTGGATAGGAGCTGATAAAATTTGATTAGTTTCTAATGGAACAAACTGTTGATAGGTATAAGATGTTCCAGGTACAGTAGAATTAGATGCTAAGCTACTTAAAGCTACAGCACGAGTAGATACGCCATTTGCAGCTACCCAATAGTAAATAGGTCCACCACGAGGTGCTATGGCTAAGTCTGCACCATAGTTATCATTTGTCCAAAGTCTTAATTGTAGAGCTATACCAGATGTATAACCTGTGCCCCAACCACGAGATCCTTCTTGCACATTAATATAAACAGAAGATCCACCACCTGTAGCTGATGATGTGGCTTTGTATGAATTAGGTAAAGTAATTGTAAATCCAGCAGCTGATATGTTGGATATTTGGAATGTATTATTAAGTACAGCGGCAGGAACACCTCCTACAGTAGCTGCTCCACTTATAGCAACAGTTACAATAGCTGCAGTACCTGAACCTGTACCAACATTAGTAGCAGTAAAGACTGTGCCTACTGCTGTTGAAGATGAACCAATAGATGTCCAATTAGTTGTGCCAGAGGCTACAATTTGATATTGTTGACCTACGACTAATGCAGTTGCATTAACAATAAAAGTATTTGGGAAAGCAATAGTAACTGTAGAGCTTGATGCAGTGGTCGTAATTGGATTAGCACTCATTAAAACAGGTGATGTAGTATCTCCACCCCATGGGCCTGATCCCCATCCTGTACCAACTGTTTCTGTGACTAGACCTACAGGATATTCATATTGAGCTATGACTGTTCCACCACCTGTGGCCGTAGAAGAAGCCGCATTAGAGGAGGTGACTGTGTATTGAGTAGCATTTAAAACAGATGCAACAATATATTCGTTATTAGCATTAACACCAGAAGTAGCAATGTTGATACCACCTACATTTGATGTGGCTGAAAGAAGAACATAATCACCTACGTTAGGTGAATAATTACCATCTGTAATAGTTAACACATATGAAGAAGCAACAGTAGCAATAGCTGCTGTGAGTGAACTTGTATAGGATATAGGTGTAATGTCATTATAGGTACCACCAAAGTAAATATAATACTTAGAACTTGTACCTACACCAATATAGCTTGAAAGTCCGTTAAGGTTAATCCATGACCATAAAGCACGGCAAACACCTACATATTGGCTTGGGTTAACTTGAACCCATCCACCAATCTTTTCAGGAAGACCAGATCTAAAACGAACTTTATCTGAAAGATAGAATCCACCTTCGTTACTATAATCAGTACCTTCTCGGTTAACTCCTGGTCTATATGTTAATTTTTGTAATGGCATTATGCACTTTCAAATAAAGCTTTTTCATCATTTCGTCTGGTAACAAGTCCTTTGACTATTTTACCACCAGCACGAACATATTTTAAGAACTCTTCTGCTGCTCCCTTAAAGTCTTTTCTGAGGATGTTTTGGCGTAGAGTGCTTCTTTGTAATACCCCAAGACCAAGATTAAAGCTAAAACTAATAAGAGCGTCAAACTGATTTTGTGTGAGAGGCACAGGAAGGAGCTTTTGCACTCCACGTTCAAATCTAACCAAATCTTGTTTAAGAAGTGCATCTACTTCCTCAGTTGTAAAAAGTTTATTCCAAGATTCAGGCAATGATTTACCATCCCCAATAAGATGACCCACACCAACAGTCCAAAGCCCAACACAATCACGGTAGGGCTTATTACGGACACCTTCAAAATGTTTAATAAGTTGGATTCCTTTATTGGATATTTGCATCTATTTTTGCCAGTGTCTTGAACCAAAGTAAAAACCAATAATTGATGAAACAATAGCCATTTCCTCATCAGAGAAAACTAAGTCTAAAGCTTCTTTAAAGTCTACGTGTGTACATATAGCCCAAATCATACCAGCTACATCAGTAAATACAAGTAAAAACACAAATACATAAGCAATCACGGGTCTTACAGATGCTCTTAAGTTAATAAGCCATTGTGATGCACCTTCTTGTTCTTTAGATGCCATAGCATACAAGGCTGTAGTTTCTTGTGCTTCAGCTTGTACTATGTTCTCTTGTAGTGTTATAGCTTCAATACGTTCTTGAGCTTGAAGGTTTTGTTGAGCCATAGCTAACTGTTGTTGCATTTGTAACTGAGCCATTTCTAGCTCATGTTTTTGATCTGACTTTTGTTGGAAGAATTGTAAAATGGATGGCAAACCAGAGGTAGCAAATCCAAGTATTCCTGATAACATACTAAACATAATATCTCCTATGAACCCAACGGGTTTGTTGTAGCTTTA